GAGAAATAAAACTTCTGTCAGTTGCTGCCGTTCCTGTTCTTGAAAGTTGCACCCTGTCAGCGTTATTAGTTCCATCGGGCGATATTGCATAATTAGCTGTAACAACTGGAAGGATTCCGTTTCCTGAATTACCTTTTACCCAAGAGGCATTATCAATTTCATTAGAGCGCAAAAATATATTAGTCCTCTGCGGCCAGATAGCATAATCCCCGCACCCACCATTTGTAAAGTCACGAGGTAGTACATTGCTTAATACATTCTCAATTAAACTAGCTTCATTAATCCGCGTTAAGTTCGCTGTGTTCTGAACTGTTGTTATTGGTACTAATGCTTTTGTGTTTGGGTTAAATCCATATAAAACACCAGATGAAGCCCCCGTTTTACTTGCCGCTCCTCTTGGGATAATTATACTTGCTTTATCTAATAATGTCATATTATTTTATTTTTTTTTATTATGTTAGAATATCATTAAGTTGATCTAAAGTTATGTTAACGCAAGTAATATCACTACCACTCCCACCATCATTTTGGGATTTGGTGATGTAAGTTAAACCTAAATTACTCCCTACTAGGTTAGTACGAGGATTACCATAACTCAATACGTTAATCATTGACCAACTTATACTATTAGTAGATGCACCCGCACCCCAATCTATATTATTATTTACTGCGCCTTGGCCCCAAGTGGCATCCGAATCAGACATATATTTTTATTATTTTATTTCTATTATTTAAACAATATAATTTAATTTCGTTTTAAATGTAAATTATTTTCAAATCTATTAATGAACTAGCACCACCTGCTTGACGTTTACAATCTATCACAACATATGGATATGTATTAGAATTAACAACTATTTTTAAATCTCTAATAAATTGATTTATTTTTTTTGTATATATCATAGAAGTCCATAAATCAGTTGATATACCCATTCTAACATAACCTGTATGAATTGTATATATAATTCCTTGGTTATTATTATTAATACTAACACTTAATAATTTCTTATTGGGCATATTTAATAATATACCAGATACATTAGTTGTCCAATCTACTTTAGATTCAAATTGTAAATTAATCTCCTTGATATCAGTATTGTTTTCTAATTCTTCGTAGTTGTTATTAATAAGAGTATTACTACTAACAAGTATAGGTATACCAGAGTCTGATACACCTAAAAGGTTATCGGTATTAACACCGCGTTCCAATCTTCTTAGATAGTCTGTAAACTTAACCCTAGCCATTATGCAATTAAAGGATTTCCAAATTCATCCGTTAATATATTACCATCTTCATCAGTTAAATATACTACACCCCCACCAATATTACCAATCTCTTGGGCGTGATAGTCATTCTCATCACAACACTCACTTGAATATGTTTCTGTTTCCCAGCACAAACAGCCTAAACCGCTACTTAATCCTTTACCTTTTTGTCTATTTCTCATATTATTTCTTTTAATTTTAATTGATATGCGTTATGAGCATCTATTTCATTATTAAAATAACCAAGATGTATTCTTTTTTTATTAATTGATATAGATGATGCCCATTTCTTATCACGTTTATGCCAAACTACACCAGTATATTTAGATGACCCATTAATTTTATCTTTTGATGTGTTTTCTCGATTAGTTATTAGTTGTAAATTATCTAATCGATTATCAATTTTATTATTATTTATATGGTCAATTACTAATTTTTTACTATTATTAATTGTATGATTTAAAAAGGCAAATGTAACTAACTGGTGTACTTTATAGTCTTTTGATTTACCATCTCTATATAATTCTACTATAACATAACCTCTTCTTTTAATTGTACCTTTAAGTGTTTTAAGTTTACCTGTTTTTCTACTACGAACATTTCCATAATTACTTACATCATAATCATTATTAACATCAATAACTTTCCATTTTTCTGTTTTCATATTTTTCTTTTTTTCTATTTATTATATTATAAAATAATAATATGTTTCTTGTTTCTTATTTCTTATATCCTTTAGTGGGGGTATCCCTCGGTGCTTCTACTGCCTTTTTATCAGCTTTATTATTAATTCTAGCACCACCTTTAATTGCTTGAAAGAACTTAGTCTTTTCAACACCAGTCATAGCACCACCACCCCAAGGTGTACCATCTTTCTTTAATCTCTTACGATATATAGTACGCTTCCAACCGTGCTTACAGTTTGCTCCTCCTTTATATAAAAACACATCATAAGATTGACCTTTATCTTGTGCACCACCTTTACTAGATAGATTTAATATTTCTTCCTTACGATATATTAAATTATTACTTAACTTCTTACACAGAGGTCTTGAACCACCTTTAACAGTATCAGAACTAGTAACCTTATATTGATATCTAACTTTATAAATAGCTGTATCTTGTGAGGACTTACTATTAGCATCAGCTAATTCTAATGAGTTTAAAAACTTCTCAATATCCATATCACTTTCTTCATCATCAGCAAATCTTGTATCAATAGCAATAAAGTCTCTAAGTAAATCAGATTCATATTCACCATAATTATCAATATCATCTATTAAAGTTCTTTCAATATTTCTATTGAGAAATGGTCGTAGGTCAACTGCCTTTAAGCTCACTATCATTTAAGTAAACCTAATACTTTTTCAAATAATTCAGCATCACTCATATCAACTTTTCTGTCAAATAATCCTTCAATTGAGAATCCTTTAACTTTACCAGTCTTAACAAAGTTATCCCAAATTTCATCATCATAAATTTTCATTGAAACCATCCAAGTACCTTTTGGAATATCTTGTAAGTAAATACTAGATTTATCCTTGCTTGGGTCTTCTACTATCCAAGATTCAACTAAACTTACACCACTAATTTCTTTAGAGTGTTGAATAGTTGCATTACCTTGGTTACCTAATAATAAAAACTTTTCAGATGCTTGTCTTACAGTTTTCTGTGAAAAGTAAATATAATAATCACCCTCTTCACCTTTACGTAATATATGCTTATCTGGAATTAAAGCTGCACCCATTAATATTCTTTTTTCAGTATCTACTTCCTTTAATGTTACATCATCTTTAGATAAGTAAACAAAGTTAGATTCTATTGCAGGTCTATCTACTATCGATATTGCATTGACACCATCTAGTTCATCAGCAATTATCATTTCTATTATATTCGTTATATTATTCATATTATTTAAACAGTTTTTTTAGTTTTAGTTTTATAAAGTTGCAGAATTTCTTGTTCTTCTATCTAATTCTTGTTGAGAAGTTATATCTTGACTTACTACATAAGCTTTAATTACTCTGTTGGTATTATTACTTATATCATTAAGAGCATTAGCATTAACTTGTTGACTTAAATCATCACCTGTAGGATTAGTAGTACCACCAGTAGCTACACCAGTTAAAGATCTTTGTGTTGAGTTACCATTTCGTATTCCAGTATCAACAGATGTTTCTTTAGGTGCTGATGGTTTAGCACCACCACCACCACCACCATCTTTACTAGCACTATTAATATTACTTATAGCCTTAACCGTTGATACAACTAATGCGGCTGTCTGTAAGGCAGCTCCAGCAATACCTATAGGGCCTAATGCAGCATAACCACGCCATATACCAATTGCTGCTACTGCTGCATCTACGATAACTGCTGCAATTGCCATACCTTTAGATTCCTCACTAAATGCTGATAATATACCAGATAATTGTCCAAGTGCCATTGAAGTAAATTCAATCTTAGCATCTTGTTCAGTCTGTGCTATACTATCTCGTTTATCTGCTTCTTCTTTTTCTTTTTTTGTTATAGCTTCTTGGCTGGTTGCTTTATATAAAGCTAACTCATTTTCTAATCCAATCTTTTGAGCAGTTCCCTCAGCAGTAGCATCCACCTCAGCTTGAATAGCAGCAATACGCTCATCTCTTCTTTGGATTAATAATTCTCTTTCTCTTTCTAATCTTATAGTTTCATTTTCAATATTAGCTAACTCTCTCTCATCATTAATAGCTTGTATCTCAATATCAGTAGCATTAGTTTGTTTTTTTAATTCTAATTTCTCTAATAATAATGAATTTACATTAGTTAATTGCTCAGACTCTGAACCAGTAATTTTTGCTCTTACACCTGCTTGTTCATTTTCTAATGTCGCTATTTGATTAATTAATTCTTCCTTACCACCAAGTAAAGCATTCTCATTTTTAAGAATAGCAATCCTTTTTGCGACAAGCACTAATTCAGATTCACCTTGTAATTTTAATATCTCACCTAATTTAGTGTTAGCAGTAATTCTATCATCGAACGATTTAGAAACATCATCTCTAATTTGTCTTTGTTTTTCAGCATCTAAATCTGCTTGTTGTGATATACCTTCTTGTGCTATAGATAATCGTTCTAAGTTCTTACGCCCCTGTTCAATAGCTTTAGCTTGTGATGCTGCTGCTTGTATATCTACCTCAGCAATGGCTTTAGAAGCAGCTTTAGTTACTTCTACCACACCATTTACAACCTCACCAACTGCTTCACCTATATTATTATATACATCTTTACCTGCTTCAATCGCTTCTTTACCAGTTTCTTTTAAACTTTCTTTAGTCTCATCTAAACTCTTAGTTAATTCTTTAATTCTTTTATCATCACCAGAACCAAATACAGATTTTTCCCAAGCTAATTGAGTTGTTAGTACTGTAAGTTTAAAAGCATCAAATGCTAGTTTAAGTGGTGTTAGTCCAAGGGTTAGTAAACTACCTATAACCTTCTTAGATGCCTCAAATCCACCATTGGCTTCACTCACGGCACTAAATGCATCAGTAACCGCTGAAAACACCTCATTTACAACCACACTTAAAGTAGTGAATGCAGTGTTAACTAAGTCAACTATTGTTTGATTTTCTGATAATACTTCTACTACTTTTTCGAATAGTTTAATACCAAGACCAAGACCCATACCAGTTGATATAGTTTTACCTATATTTTTTAAAGCAGAACCAAATTTTTTGAATAAACCACCACTTTTCTCTGCTGATTTTGCTGTTTTTTGAACATCATCACTAGCATCCTTAGCAGTTTTACCTAAATCCCCTAATTTATCATTTACATTATCTAAATCCTTAGCTGAATTACCTAAATTAATATCTATCTCAACTTCCTTTTTTATCGCCATTTTGTTATAATATTTTTTATAAACATTTTCCATCCAGAAGGATATTCATATTTCCCTTTAGCTGTCATTATTTCTTCTGTTTTTAAATCAGTATTATTGATTTGATTTATTAATTCTTTCATAATATTAAAACAATTTTATTAGTTAGTGTTGTTAAGTTAAATTGAATTAAATATTTCAAATTGACATTGACCAGTTGATAGATTCATTTTTATTGAATTAACTTTAAATTTGATATTTCTTATCTTAATTATAAAACTATCATCTATTACTTGCATAACACTTAGTGGTAAATAGGCATTAAATTTATAAAATCTAGTTAAAGGATTATAAATATTGTTGATATAATTATCCCAGTTTTGAAATGGTTCAAATTCAAAAAAAGTTGATGAATTAACATAACCATATAAGTTAACTCTATTATTAGTTGTGTGAGCATATGTATAACCATTTGACCACATATTATCAGTACCAGTATTATTATTAATAAATGTATTCATCTCTTCTTTTGGTGTTAAATCGCCATATTTTCTTCTTTTAATTGATATACGATTCCGAGCTTCATCGAATTCAGGTACAATATTAGCTATATAATATGATGGTGCAGTTACAGTGGATAAGCGACTACTATCTAATGTAAATGCATCATTAGTACCAAAAGAATCTAATTCTAAGTTTTCATAATCAGCTATATATAAAGGACGTGCCTGATAAAAGGCAAAGGGTTTTATAGCAGAATTTAATCGTTTACCATTAGTTGGATCAGCAAATGTATTATAATCAACTGTCACAACAGCAGTACTAGATTTAATTAATACTGCTCTATTACCTAATGTTGACATACCTGGTTTTATAACTTTAACATCAGTTTTCTCAGTACTTATATTATATATATTAGCAGGTCTAAAGTAATTAATAGATTTGAACCTCATATCACCGATATTTAAATTATTTTCTGAAACTGAATATATTACTTGACCAAACTTATTAACATCAGTAGTGACTATATTTTTTAAATCAATATATTTATCTAAATTAATCTCATTTACTACATAGTCATCATATTTTTTAAATATAAATGTATTAGTTTCAATGTCTTTACGTATAACATAATTATTTAATTTAACTATATCATTCAAGAATTGTGATATAGTTATTCTAGGTAACTCAAACCCAATATTTACCCCATAAGCATATGTATATGGTCTAAGACTACCAGCATTCAATAAAATATTAAAAGGTGGTTGTCTTGATGGTGTTACTGGAACAAGCATTTTACATTCAGCAATTTGAATTCTACTATATTTATAATAATTATTTTGAACATTATTACTGTTGATATTATCTAATACTTGAAACTCAATAGTATCAGCGTTAACTACACTTATTGAAGTCGGAAATGTTAGTGATATAGTACCACCTAATGTACTAGGTGTATAATTAACTGTCTCAGTTTCAATCACTATACCATTCTTTAATACTTGTGCACTAAATTGACCTTGTGAATCTGGTAATAATACACAACTTATACTTGCTCTTATATCAGTTGTTGTTGCAGTTGACCTCCATATTCCATCTTCTTCTGTATAGACACCAAGATTAGTATTATCTAATTTATCATCTAATATAGGCTTTTGATACAAACTCATACTATAACCATAACTACCTTCATTAGTTGGATTTAAGTATCCATTACCAGCTTGTGTAATTATTTCATTTTCTTCTGGATTATCAAACATACCTGCTTCATAGTGATGTGTATATATATACTTATTTTCAAAATCAGCTTTTAAATCTACTAAACTAGTACCAAAACTAAACCCCTCAAAGCTATCTTCAATAGCATCAAATATAGAGTTAATAGGACAAAGTGGTTTTAACTCGTTCATATCCAGACCACCATATATACCATCTACTGGATATTGTGATGCTGGTATAGGAAGTCTATAAGATGCCCCATCAAAAAATGCACCATCAGCTCTATCTGAAGAGTCAGTTGCATAATAACTAATAATTCTAGTTTGATTATATATATTAGCTATTTTAATTTTTTCCGAAGTATTAGTAACATCCATCATCTCTATGATAGTTGGAATATCCCAATCTCTATTTAACTGAGCTATATTTTTGACGTATGCTCTTGCATTAGATTTACGCTCACCTTCTAAGGTATTATACCTATTAGAAGTTTTATTATCATCATCAATATACCAACCACCAATATTTATATCACCAAATAAAGTTATGATATCCGAAGCCGCATCAAAAAAGTTTAAATTATAATCATTTAAAGTATTAAAGTTACTTGAACTTGATAGTATCTCAATCTTTCCCTCTCTAAATACTCTACCATTAATCTTAATTGTAGCTGGTAAAAACTTAGAAGTATCATAACTATTAAAAGGTAAACTATAATATTGTAATATTTTATTATTATTAGGGGTTGCTGGAACATTAATTTGCTGAGAATAATCAAAAAATAATGATTGAATATCTCTACCATCTTTACTACCTACGTTTAATATAATACTCTCTTCTTTATTTAAGTCAAGTTTACTACCGTTTACTATTAATTCTATTCTGTTATTCATTTAAAATATATTATTTATGTCGTTATAAGCCCTTTGGAATGTTAAATTATAATTTATAAGCCTATCTGTTATTTGTGTTTTATAAGTTATTTGATTATTGATTGGTACAATTGGATAAATAACATATGTATATACTGTATCCTTAACATCGAATTGTTTTATGTTACCACCTAATTCATCAATTTCATTAGTTGTACAAGTAGTAGAAGCTAAGGTAAATCCCTCTTCGGTTAAGTATTCATATATACTTATTCCATCTATAGAGTCTTCATCCTCATCTTTTAAAAATGCATATTCAGTTAACATTAATTCTTTAATTAATATATTATAACTCTCAGGTACAAAATCTGTGTTTAATTCTAATTCACTTATACCATTAACATTAAATAGTTTATTACTTCCTTTAGTCTCATCATATTGATTATTAATATTAAAATTTAATATAGGTGAATATGAATCTCTAACAAATGAACTCTTAGTAGTAGTATTACCACCTGTCCATATATAACTTATAGCACCATTTTTATCATAATATCCAACGGAATAGAAATTATATTTCTTTTGTGGTGTCTCATAAAAATTATGAGTTGCAATAGTAGCAGCATCAAATTTAGTGGTCAGTACGGCACTATTAACACCTACTGGTAGTATTACATTATAAACTAAAAATAAGTCACCTGACTCTGGATCAGCAGGTACAGCAGGTAATGTATAAGTGGCAGTTGTATTATTATCGTATGAAATTAAAATATTATTAAAGTTTCTTGATCCAATTACACCTTTATCTATAATTGTTATTGGATATGTTCTTCCCTCTGGTATATATATATCACTTGGTAAGTATAACATCTCTGATTCTTTATCATCGTTTTTATAAGTAGCAAATCCATTAGCAACTATAAATGATAAGTTTAATATATAACTCTCACTACTACCATCTGAGATGTAATTATAAGTATATTTGATATCAAACCAAGCAGCATCATTATTATTATATGGAAATTTATCGTTTTCTAAGAATGTTTTAACATAATCTTTTAAATCAAATCTTATTATATCCCCTAAATCAAAACTACTATTAGGTATATCAATAGTATAAGTTGCTGTACTAGGTTTAGCAGATTTTAAACCGTTCCATATAAACATTTCTATTTTATTTACCGTAATTATCACACCATCACCATTTGATGTACTGATAGCTAATGATATAGGACTACGTGCCTTTAAGATACTTCCGTTCTGATTGTTATTAAGTGTAACCGTAGGGTCAAATGCTCCCATAATTTATATGTATTTTTATTTCTATTATATAAACAATAATTATGCTATATGTTGTTTACCGATGCTTTTAAAAACTTATCAATCTCTAATGAATAAAGTTCTATTATATCTTCTGGTAACCTCTCAAAACTATTTTCAAAGGCTTTTGTGAAAAATAAACTAGGTTTAATACCCTTGTGAAATATACTATTGGATAATATAAACCCAGCAGCAGTATCCTTGATAAATCTACCCTTCTTATTTCTAAATCTTATACCTCTATCTTTAATCCACTTAATTAATGGCTTAGTTGGTGGTCTTTTATTTTTGTAACTATATGGTGTATCGTATTTTTTATCTTTACCGCTTACACCCTTATCTTGGAATTGTCCATATATATCCATATTCAAGCTTAATTGAAATGAATTAGGTGATATCTTAATATCATAATCTAAACTATTATATAACTCCTTAGTAACATTCTTATCCTTGCGAGTTAAATTAGATCTAGATTGTTTAATAACTTGTTTAGCGAAGTTCTCTAGTGATTTTTGTAAGAATTTATTATCCATTAACAGATAGTTATATTATTTGGTACTTCAACTTGAATCTGAAATGCAACACCCGCTAATAAATTATCAAACCGCTCTTCAAACATCTCTAATGTTACTGTCCCAATAAGTTGGAATTTATCTCTCATTAAATCACCCCTACTTAATCTGTCAACTAATATATTAGCTACTGTTACTTGTGTGGCTAGAATGTCTTGTAAGTTATTATTCCTTAGAAATTGGTTAGTATCTTTTTTCTTACTATCATCAACTATATCTGCTAGGATTATTGATAGATTATATCTATTAACATTACCTATTAACTCAATCGAATCAACATCAATGTTAGCTATTGAATAAATAGTCTGTTTAGAAGTATCTAAATCCCAGAAGCTACCAAAACTAACTGTGTTAACTTGTGCATCATTTAGTAATGCGTCTTTAATTACTGTTATTACTTTATAGAAGTTGCTCATTGTTTTTTATATATTTTTTTCATCTGTGAATTCTCTATTTCTTGTTTTTCAATGTTGTAGCTAAGCTTATATAAGCATAAGGTGATGGGTAAACAAGTGATGGCATCAAGCTTAGTAATGTCTCCTCCACTGAGGTTGTCAAGGATTCCAAACCATCCATATTTTTTATTAAAGTTTCCCCAAGGGCTGAAACTATCTTCGGATTCTTCGCTATCTCTGTCTGGGTAGATTGTAGGGAATGCTTTAGTAATTGAATTTCGATAGTCCAAAAAAAAACAATAACACCATAACATACATCCATAGTAGCTTGTTTCATTAACTCTGAGTACTTATCAGTGTTTTCATATACTTCAATACTATATAGTGTCTTAGAAGTCTTTACAATAGGTCGGTACAAAACAGCCATTGCCCTATGAAACGTATCCCAAGTTCCAATACTTTCATCTATATCAATATATTCACCTAATGTTATATCATCGAAATTGGGGATTAAACCAAATTCTATACCATCTAATGTGAATTTTTTAACTAACTTACCTTTTTTTGATAAAGCTTGTAGCACATTAGTTGTTAATAACTCAGTAGTTGTATAATCTAATACATCAGGATTAATTATCTCACCGAATATCTTAACCAATTGTCTAGTAAGCATTGCATCTGTTAAGTTCTCTGTGTCAACCTTGGTATACTTTTGATATTGATATAATCTAATATCTTCTAAAGTCTCAGGTATTATTATTTCTATTGTTTTCTTTTCCATATTATATAAACCATTTTTTATTTTTTTGTTAAATTATTGAATAACTTCCATAGTTAGGGTCAACCTGTGTCATATAAACAACATATCTGGTGGCATCAAGTAAATCGTTAAACTTATCAATGGGTTCGTTTAATAAATCACCATTTCTATCTTTCTTCCACTTGTAATTTAATAACTCATTCTTTAACCCTTCACCTTTACTATGAATCTTAAATCGTTTAACTAAATCAATACCTAATCTAATACTATCTGGGCCTTTCTTTACGCCCTTAATCATATAACCACATCTTTTTATCTCTTCAATAGATTTAGGTTCAGCAGAATCAGCATATATTATCTGACCTTTTTCAACACCAATTTCTTTAAACCTTTCTACTATATCTGGATTAGTCATATTTAATTCATAAATCATTTGTTGAACATAAATATCTTTTCCTTTTTTAAATAATTTAACCATCGCAGTTTCATCGTTAGTAAATCCAAAGTCTAATCCGTACCCTATTAACTTAACATTTTCTGGTAATTTAGTATACTCATTAAATTGGAATACATTATCTCTACCACTAGCTACTTCACCTAATCCATATATAAGCCACATATCTTCATCAGTTTCTTTATAACTTAATATATGGTCTATAATAGATTGCTCTAAAAACGGGTTATCTAAGAAGGTAGATTTAATTAATAAACTATTATCTTGGGGTATTAACTGTTTGATAATAAAGTGGTTACTATCAGATGGATTATAATCAAGAAATATAGTCCCTGTTGTACGCATTGCTAACTGGTCATACTCTAACTTGTTTAATTCTGATGCTTCGTTTACATACAGTATATCACGTTTACTACCACGTACTTTACTCTCATCATCAATGGAAAAGAATTCAACAAAACTGTTACCAATTTCAAATATACCAGCAGTTTTATTTTCCTTGAATGGAATATCATATTGAAGTAATATATCCTTAAAATCTCTCATTGCTGACTTTTTTAAGGATGGTAAAGATTTACGTACAATACTTATACTAACAGTCTCAGTTAATGCTATAATAATCAACAATTGTAATATAGAATATGTCTTACTACTATTATGATTAACTGTCCCATCTTCTAATAAATATAATTTATCACCATCTAATTCAAAACCATAATAATTATCAATACCAACACTATTTATAGATTTAATCTTAGTATTAAATATATTATATTGTTCCCCTCTATATTCCTTTCTTTTATTTACTTTTTTTCTTGGGACTTTTAAATATTTATTTAGGTCTGAAAAATCAGGACTATTAAATTCTATTCTATATACTTGACATTCATATACACTACCATCTTCTCTATTTATTTTAGCGGTATGTTCACGTATTCCGCGTGAATGAAATCCAGATATTCTAATAATCTCATATAAACCCTCAACAATCGTCTTATTTTTGTTAGTAAATGATAATGTATTTCTTCCAGTTTGATGTCCATCAGAATCTATTAATCCAGCAATAAGTTGTAACCTCTGTTCATAGGATGAATAAATATAATCTTCTGGAATGTGTTTATTTTTAATAACATTTAAAAATATCATATCTTTAGATAACTGAGTACTGTGATTTCTTTTTTTATGACGCATTGAATAAATTATCCCTTGTCTTATGTTAATCACAGCATCATCTCCACAAAAATCATATAAATAATCTATTATTTGTGGATCAATATTAGTTACTTCATAACCTCTCATTGAAGTACCGTCACCTAACCACAATCCTAAATAATATGGGTCTACTAATAAATCCTTTTCTGGTAATTCAATATAATTATTTTTAAAGGATGTATACATTCTTTTAAAATTCTTAGATTTATCCATAAACTCTTTAACTGAAAAATAATGTATAGTATTTTTATCAAAGGGTATTGGTACTAATTTTGGTTTTAACCCATATCCGTGTGGATTGCATTCATTAGTTGGGTATGTTTTTCTTGTTTTTGGTGTTACCTGTTTCATTGGTAATATATGGTCACCATTAACAGTATATTTATTTCCTTTACCTTCAATTATATCAAACATCTCACCTCTCCCTTGGTGTTTTGCGGTTACGGTATTATATGAGTTTCCCATATAATTCATAATCTTATCACCAATCTCTATATCTTCAACTTTTTTTAATTTACCATCATACATTCTTATATTAGTTCCGAGTGAATGACATCTACTCGAACCTTGGTTAATTACAATTCTAGTACCATTATTATAAGCATCATAATTTTTCTCAAAAACTGATGTTACATCCATATTCAAATCCATTACTTATCTGCCTTTCTTTTAATATTAATATTAATTTTACTTACTTTATTATCCAGTTCAATCTTCTCTTCACTCTTAGATAGGGTTGGTATTACTCTCTCAGACAATTTCAAATACAATTCAAGAGCCTTAGCTGGATTATCTACTGCCACTCTATCTAACCAGTCTTGAATCTCACCTAAGTTGTTATACGTTAAGTTATCAAAGGCTGATTTAATTTGAAGCGTTATTTTATTCTTCGCACCCTTTGGTCTCCCTGGGGCATTCTTGGTGAACTTACCACCTTTATCTCTACCTACTTCTTCTTTCATAATCTTTTTAATTTTTATAAATATTATCTATATAACCAAATAATAATTGTGCCCCGCTGTGTATGTACTCAGTTCCTATACTTATTAACAAGGTTAACAAGGAAATAATATAAGCCGCAATTCCAACTGGGAACAATGCTATCTGTACCAATATAAACAATAATTTTTGTATTAGTTTTCTCATTTTTTGTTGTTCTTTTTTTCGTTTTCTTTCCCGATTACCATAATTAATCGGTTATACTCATCTATTACATTGTCCACTTCATTGGTTACATATAATAATTCTCCCACTGTATCTGGTGTTACATTTAATTCTACTGTCTCAATCAGTAATTCAGTCTCAGTTCTGAAGATGTAAAATGTTACATCACCAGCTTCTAATGGAACTTCTTCGGTTGTTATCTGAGAATTATCAAACATAGTAGTAAAGTCTGTTATAATATCTGATACTACACTTAAATTTAAACCAGTAGCTTCTACTGTTGCGCCTAAATCTTCTTTAAGTTCTAGGAATTTTAAAAATATTGATACTCTTTCTTGTGGACTCATAATTGTTTCTTTTTATTTTTTGTTAAATATTTAAATATGTTTTTAAATAATAATACGGTCATACATATTCCCCATATTACCCATATGCCTACGATGATGTTAGTTAATGTTGTCATAATTAATCTTCTTTTTTTGTTTCTATTATTGATTTCATTTCTTTATGCATTTTATATAGATCTCTTAAACTTGATACATATACCTTTGGGTTGCAAGTACACCACTTTTGGTCGGCTCTTAATCCTCTATCGAAAACTCTGTTCCACATTGTAAATATTGCAGTAGTATCTTTGTCTAGTAATTTAGATTTATCAGCTCTACTATCATATTCAGTTAACCAATTGTACTCAACCTTATTCAACCATTTTATATTGTTGAACCTAAACGTCTTATTTAATGATTCTTTACGCTCATCACATCCACAGTCTTCTGGATTATCAAATATGAACCCCTTTACAGCTTGTGTGATAGCTTTTAATGGTTTAGATGATAAGACCTTCTCCACTGTATCTCCTAATCCCTTAGAAGCGTTTAAATTGTCCTTGATTACTTTACGGACTGCACCAATACCTATGTTAAGTTTATCACTAATTTCTGTATCAATAGTTAATACAGAATCCAGAACAATAATCTCCTTGATATCGTCTTTAGTTAATTCTTTAATTGTTTTCTTTTTCATAATTTAATTTAATTTATTTTTTAATTCATTTTTTACATAATTGATTGTAGTATGTATACTTGATAAACTAATTCCTGTTTCCTTAGCTATTTTTCTCATACTCATATTAGTTGTATAATATAATTCGAATAATTGCTTATCGTACCACTTTAGACTATTTAATATTACTTGAATATCAGCTAGTTTAATCTCATCTAGTAATTTATCTTCTATAATATTATTATCTACATCATCATAATCTACTGGCTCTGGTAATAAGTTAATATCAATATTAGATATTTTATTTTGCTTATAAAAATTAGCATTTATACTCCTTAAAGTTAAGAACATATAAGTTCTATCTGCTGTTAGATTGTTGTGTTCATATAATCTATGACTAAATGACTTGTGTAACTTTAGATAACTATCACTTATTAAGTCTTGCCAATTATTAGCGTTTACTTTTTTTGCTAAAAAAATATGATATTCATAATCTTTAGCTAAGTGTATTAATAATTCATCTGCATTCATATTTAGGTTTCTGTTTCTTTCTCTTCTTATTGTATATATAAAGTAAAATAAGTCACTTTTTTCTACTTTTATTTTATGATCATTCTTTCCCCCTTGAGGGGGTCAATCATTAAATACCTTAATATAGTGGTTTTTTAGTGATTTTTTATCCTCCGCATAACCAGTGGTAATAAGGGTTAAGGTACATTTGTGCACGGATTCATACACATATATATATAGTACAATTAAATACATATCTAATACTAATAATATTATACTAATCATACTAGTAATAGTAAATATATCTAGATAGTTATAGTATTGTATTCAGTTTGTATTCAGTTTGTATTCAAGTTGGATAATAATAAATATATAAATATTACTATATCTATCATAATGTTGCACCTTTTGAGTTAATATTATACAACCTCTAATACATACACTAATAATTCTGGGTGCAACGATAGCCTAAGCGGTAGTTGGTTAAGCCCAGTAATAGATATAAGGTAGATACAATAACAATAAACCTTTCTCATACCGTGCAATCAATTATTTCTAATTCAAATTCATCAGACATTACTCTTAATAATTTATTCATTGCCGCTCTACTACTTGTTACATCTTGATGACCATCCCCATTAATATCAGTTAAGTTTAATCCAACTAATATACACCCAAGTATATCAGAGAAGTAATTCCCAATATGTATAAGTATTTCACTTCTATCTGGAACATTTTGAATCCAAAAACTATC